TAGCTCAACGAGTCGCCGCGCCACGCCTGGGCCGCTCACCCGAAGCTCGGGGGCGGCGTGCGCGAGGACAGCGAGAAGTTCGACCTGGGCACCGCGGCGCACGCCCACATCCTCGAAGGCCGCGAGGACAGCTTCGCCATCATCGACGCCGAGGACTGGCGCACGAAGGCCGCTAAGGCGCTGCGCGGGCAGGCGCGGCTCGACGGCAAGACCCCGCTGCTCAAGCGCCACGTCGAAGCCGTCCGCACGATGTCGAACGCGGTGCGCGCGCAGCTCGCCGAGTTCGAAGACGCGCCGGCGCCGCTCACCAACGGCAAGCCCGAACAGACGCTCGTGTGGCAGGAGGGCGCGGTCTGGTGCAAGGCCCGTGTCGACTGGCTGCACGACGACTACCGGACCATCGACGACCTGAAGACCGGCGCCGTCTCAGCGAACCCTGACGCCTGGACCCGCACGATCTACGGCCGCGGGGGGGATCTTCAGGTCGCGTTCTACCTGCGCGGGCTGAAGGCCACCACCGGCAGCGACGCCGACTTCCGGTTCATCGTCGCGGAGAATCACTTCCCGTTCTGCACGTCCGTGGTCGCGCTCGGCCCCGAAGCGCTGGCGCACGCCGCGGATAAGGTCGAGCAGGCGATCCAGTTGTGGGACCGCTGTGTCGCGATGGACAACTGGCCCGGCTACCCGGTGCGGACGTGCTACATCGACCCGCCCGCGTGGTCGCTGTCGAAGTGGATGGAGTCGGAAGACAAGGCGGCCTCGTCGCTCGCGCCGACGAATTGGGAGCGGTCGTAATGTCGTTCACCTTCCGTCCGGCGAAACGGCAGAACGTGTCGCTGCTCATCGGCCTGTCGGCCCCGAGCGGCGGCGGCAAGACCTACACGGCGCTCAAGCTGGCGACCGGGATGGTGAAGGCCAGCGGCGGGAAGATTTGCGTGATCGATACCGAGGCCGGCCGGGCGCTCCACTACGCCGATCAGTTCACGTTCGAACACGGCGACCTGAAAGCCCCGTTCTCCCCCGGGCGCTACGCCGAGGCCATCGTGGCGGCCGACGCGGCCGGCTACGAGGTGATCGTCGTCGACTCCGCGAGTCACGAGCACGCCGGCGAGGGCGGTATCCTCGACATGCAGGAAGCCGAACTGAAGCGCATGGGCGGCGGCGAGAACGTCAAGATGGCGTCGTGGATCAAGCCGAAGGGCGAGCACAAGCGGATGATGCAGAAGTTGCTTCAGGTCCGCGCGCACATCATCCTCTGCTTCCGCGCCGAGGCCAAGATCGAGATGGGGAAGGACGCGAACGGCCGCACCGTCGTCCAGCCGAAGAAGTCGCTGACCTCCGTCGAAGGGTGGATTCCGATCTGTGAGAAGTCGCTGCCCTTCGAGCTCACCGCGTCGTTCCTGCTCACGCCGGACGCGCCTGGTGTGCCGAAGCCGATCAAGTTGCAGGAGCAGCACCGCGCGTTCTTCCCGGCGGGGAAACCCATCACGGAGGCGTCAGGCGCGGCGCTGGCGGGGTGGGCGGCTGGCGGGGTGGTGAAGGCTGCGCCTGTCGCTACGGCGCCGCAGGGCGGGCCTGCCGCGGGCACCTTCAGCGGGGTCTGCGGGCTGACAGAGACGCGCGAGGACGCCGGGCGCACGGTGTTCGACGTGACGGTCGGCGACGAACTGTTCTCGACGCTCGATGCCGACCTCGGCGCTCGAGCCAGCGGGTTCAAGGACACGCCGGTCGTGGTGACGTTCACGACGACAAAGCGCGGCGGGAAGATGCTGGCGACGATTCACGACCCAGAAGATCCGGGCGTCTGAGGGTTCAGGTTGGGCTGCTTGCAGGCGGCACCAGCGCGGTTCGGACGCTCCCGCGCTGGAACTTTCCCGGAGAGGCATGGCGATGCGCTGCAACGTGAGGACGGGTGAAGAGATCGCCATAGTCGGCGCGGGGTGGGGCGACGCCGATACCGATTGGAAAATCTACGGTTTATTCACTCTCACAGGAGGACAGATGGAAAACGAAATGGCGATCGGTGCGGCGGCGACGGATACGGAACGCGGACGCATGACGGTCAACCCGAGCGAGCGGACGCTCGTCGAGCAGTCGCGCGTCATCGAGAAGCTGTGCGCCCGGCGCGCGAAGAAGGTCGAGGAGATCGACGAACTCGACGCGGAGATCAAGGCCGAGCGCAATCGGCTGCGCGGGATGCTGCCGCTGCTGGAATCCGCAGGGGCGACGGCCTAGTCATGGCTGGCCGTCTTCCCGACCCGACCTATGTCGAGGCCGAGATCGCAGCGAATCCGATCTGGGCGCTCGCATGGAAGATGTCGGAGCAGTTCAACGACGAGGCGCCGATCAACTGGTCGCGCTACATCCCAGAGGCGCGATGGTTTCTTGCCACCTTCGAACTGAAGGAGAAGGAATAGGTGCCTGTCCGCTTCACGCGCGCGGGCGCCATCGCCGAGGCTGGGGGTGTTTCTCCGGCTTCGGCGTGTGTCGGGCATCGGTGCGATGAGCACAAGACACTCGCGCCGACGAACCAGAACGGCCCGGACCTGTCGGAGTGCGCCGCATGCACTGGTGAGTCGTTCGCGGAAGCCTACGAGCGGGTGTTCTTCGACGACATCTTCTGGCCGTCCGTGCAGTCGGCGCGGGACCGGCTGAACCTGCTGTCGCCAGGCGCCGGCGAGACGTTCTACGACGAGACGCGCGCCCGTGTCGAGGCCGCGCAGGGGGATGACGATGGCGAGTGAGTGTGAATTTGCGAGCATCGGCCTGTCGTGCCCGGTTCAGATGGAACCGAACGAGCACAACGCCGGGCGCTGGTGGAAGTTCTGCGACCACTGCGCCGGGAGGGTCGCCACTATGGCCGTCGCCCAGGACTCAACGATTGCGCCGGCGAACGACGAGGACATCGTCATGCGGTTCCGCGCGCTGTTCGCGGAGACGTGGCCGCTGCTGCCGGGCGAGCACTTCAAGGACGACACCGCGCGCAAGTCGACCGTCGTCACGATGATGCTGCGCGCCACCGTCGAAGAACTCATCGCGCACATCGGGCCGAACGCGAAGAAACTCACGTTCGTCTTCGGAGAGGAAATCGGGCGGGCCATCGCGGACCACATGGCGGCGCGCAACACGCTCACGAACTGAAAGGCCCACAGGTTGACTTCGATTCTTACGATAGGCGAACTGAAACGCCGGATTTTCGAGAGGGTGGACAGAGCGATGGACCTGAACGACATTCCCACGGGGCAGGCTGACGGGTATTCGGAGGGGCCGCCGCGCAACCAGGCGAGCGGGCCAGAGTTGAAGACGAGCGACTTCGAGAAGGTCGACCAGCGCAACCGCATCGGCGCGAACCGGCTCCACCTTGACGAGCGCGGCGTCTTCGTCGACATCGGCGGCGCTGGCGTCGGCCCGCGCACCGGACGCCTGCGCCAGAACGTCGAGATCGCGTGCATGGCCGGAGAGCAGGAGGTCGTGCGCTACGCGAAGGCACAGCGGGCTCTCGACCTGATGCGGCGGTATCCCGAGGTCGCGGAACTCATCGAACTGCTGCGCGAGTTCTAGAGCCTCCGTCGAGGCGGTGGCGCGGGTGTGCTTGCCCGACCATCGGACGGTTGCCGGCGGCGGTTACTGGGAAGGGCCGCCGTCGGCGTAAATTCACGAAAGGCGAGAAATGAATACCATCGGTAAGGGCTGGGAGAGTGACGCGCCGGAAGACGAGAACGCTCGCGCGAGCCGGAAGTATCCGTCGATCGCGGTTGATGATGCCGCGCCTGACGGAGCGTGGTTGCACGTCTTCGCCGAGGACGAGAGCGAGGACGATTGGAGCGTCTGGCTCAACGCTGGCGATACCGACTTCTCCGGCATGTGCATCGGCACTGGGGCGACTCGTGACGAGGCCGTCGCTGACGCGGTGAATGGGTTGGAGGAGGCTGTCGCGCGGCTTCAGGGACCGGCCTGGTAGCTTTCGATGCAGCCGAGCCTATTCGACCTACCGCCGAAGAAGGAACGGCCAGCAAAGGGGCCCCAGCCGCTCGTGTGCTCGTTCAAGACACCGTGGCTGGACCACTTCGCGCCGCCGATCGGAACTGGAAAGGGCTGCGCGGCGTGCGAAACCTTCGGCGCGGCGCCGCGATGAC